AACTATGCCTAACTGGTGTATGAATACAATCACTGTCAGTGGAACCAAAGAGAAGATGGAAGCTCTGGTTGCTGCTGCTCAAGAAGATAAACTACTAGAGTTCCTTAACCCTATCGGTGAGTGGGAATACCACAAAGCGTGGGAAGAGTGGGGTACAAAGTGGGAAGTCAGAGAAGCTACCGTCGATGGACCTGAAGAGATCGAAGGTGATTACTGGGCTTACCTAAGCTTTGATACTGCGTGGAGTCCACCTATTGCAGCGTATCGTAATGCTCAGGAGATACACGACATCAAGATATCTGCGTCATACTATGAGCCAGGTATGTGCTTTGTAGGTCTGTTTGATTTAGATGAGGACAGTTGCTACGAAGTAGACTTTACAGATGAGAACTGGTCTGATAATATACCTACTGATCTAATCTCTGAGTGGGCTTTAGATGATGACTATGAGAACTGGAAAGAATACCAAGAGGAGTATGAAGATGCCTAGTTATAATGATGATCCACGGCTTTCACCTCTCAATGAGGAACGCAATCGTGTAGCTCGTGCTATTGACGATGCTGATTGGGACGGTGAGTTCGATGAGGCTGATGCTTTACGTCAAGAGCTACGTCACCTTGATGCATTGAATAACAAGGGGGAACTATATGTTCCAAATTTTTAAAGACCTACTGTTGTACTGCGCCATCGCACTGATGGCGTGGGTTACCTTTGGTCTAGGCTTTGGAGTATTTTAATATGATAGATGATGATGGAGAAGATGATGACCCGACTGACGATGTTACACACTGGGTTGGTAATCTACCTGAGCCGAGTACTGACAGCACTGAGCGTATTGATAAACGTAATCCTGGGAGGACAAAACAATCAGACGTTCAGCGCAAGGAACTACCAGTGGCAGAAGGAAAAGAAACCTAACATTGTGTACTTCATTGATCTTGCGCTGGGGCAAGGACATTGTGTAGAGTGTTGGGCATACTGGAAAGTGAGGAGAAAATGGTGAAACGTAAACAGCTAGACTTAAAAGGTACTGACAAGCTCAAGGTTGCAGTCGATGCATACTTGCACAGCCCTGCGTTTGCTGAGCTATCTGGTCCGACACAGAAACAGTACGAGACAAGGCTATCTATGGTGTCTAACACCTACGTGCAAGGTGGCAGACCTATGGGTGAGATGAAGCTCAACAGGCTAAGCCTCAAGCACGTAACGTTTGCTTACGACAAATGGCTAAACGATAGTGGCCCTCGTGCTGCCAACTACAATGCTTCGTGCCTGAGTATCGTGCTTAACCTGGCACGTAGGCACGAGGCTATCTTGTACAACCCAGTGTCCCTGCTCAAGCGTAAGACTGACAAGCCTCGCCGTGTGATGTGGTCACGTGAGGATGTGCAACTGTTCCTAGACACAGCGTACTCGCAGTGGTGGTCCAGAAGCATAGGCCTGATCGCACATATGTCATACGAGTGGGGTCAACGTATCGGTGATATGCGTATGCTACAGTGGGATGCTATTGACTTTGACCAAGAGCGTGTAGACATTACACAGTCTAAGCGTGGGGCTGAGGTACATCTGCCTATTGATGATGGGTTACTTCGTATGCTTGAACAACAGAAGGAAGACTTCGGGTTCCAACCCTACGTTGCACCACACGTCAAGCCTAAGAGTGGTAGCTACAACCCATACTCGGAGACTGACATACACAACTACGTCAATCGTGTGAAGGATGCAGCAGGACTTGACCCTGACTTACAAGCACGTGACCTACGCCGTACAGCTATCACTGAGATGGCAGAGGCAGGCGTTGATCTCATAGGTATTATGCAGGTGAGTGGACACCAGAACCCCGCCAGTGTTAAGCCTTACCTAGTCAACACATTCAGCGGTGCATCTGCTGCACTAGCTAAACGTAAAGGAATTACTGAATGAATATCAGAGGCTTCCTGGATACACTTAACTTAAAGGATGGAGATTCCCTGCGCCTTGACTGCCCTAGTTGCAGGGGACGTAACACATTCACTTGCTTCAAGGATGGCGGTGAATATGTGTATAACTGTTTCAAGCTAGACTGTAAGCTCAAGGGTGCATACTCTACAGATATGACTGTCGAGGAACTCAAGTTGCGTATGGCTCAACCTAGAAACACTAATGAAAACAAAGAGTTACAGCCGTTAGTTTATCCAGAATATGTAGTGCAACCTACGTCTGATCACGTTTTGTTACAGATGTTTGTAGATCAGTATGACCTGCATCACGAGGGCTTGATGTATGACGTGAAGGACAGACGTGCTGTGTTCCCTATCCACTACAATGGTAGGCTACTGGATGCTGTAGGCCGTGCGCTTGATGGTGCTGTACCTAAATGGTATCGCTACTCAGGGCAGGCTGACTTCTTTACTAAGCGAGTGAACCCTGATGCAGATGTAGCTGTGGTAGTTGAGGATGTGATAAGTGCGATAAAAGTGTCACACTTTGCACCCAGCGCAGTGGGGTTTGCCATACTAGGTACATCACTTAATGTTACAATAATGAAACACTTGGGTGAATTTCGTGAGGTGGTTATAGCGTTAGACAGGGACGCTACACACAAGACCTTGCAATACAAGCGAGAGGTAGAGCTATGGACTGGCCTACCTACAAGAGCATTACTACTTGACGACGACATCAAGTATGGTGTACAAGATGATATAATGAGATTAAAGGAGATGATAAATGATTGAAGTAACATACATAGATCATATGGGTTCAGACTTATCTGTAGTTAATGCTGCACGTGTTAGCTTCGGTAAGAAAAGCGAATGGATGCCACGCATAAACTACGGTGAGGAGCTAGTGTTGAAACCTAAAGACGCTAAGCTGATCAAGTATCTAGCTAAGCATCAGCACAAGTCACCATTCAATCACACGTTTGTTACATTCCACGTCAAGGCACCTATCTTTGTAGCACGTCAGCTTCAGAAGCACGAGTACATGCCGTGGAACGAGATCAGTAGACGCTACGTGGATAATAAACCAGAGTTCTACCAGCCTGAAGAATGGCGTGGACGTAGTGCTGATAAGAAGCAGGGGTCTGATGGTACTGTTAAGAGTAACGCTAACGTACCTTACTTTAATGACACGATGCTAGGTGTATATACACAGCTACTTGATGAAGGTGTAGCACCAGAGCAAGCACGTATGGTACTGCCGCAGTCTATGATGACTGAGTGGTACTGGTCAGGCACACTGTTCGCCTTTGCTAAGATGTCTAGTCTGCGCTTGAAGGAAGACACACAAGAAGAGACACAGTTAGTAGCACAGAAGATTGCTCTGACTATGGCTAAGATATATCCCGTATCGTGGGAAGCATTAATGGAGTACGCATAATGACAGCAGGTGTAATTGGAGTAGAACAAGTAGAAGAGCACGAGGATGGTAGTGCTACTTATGAGTTTCACGTTGACAGTAATTGTTCCAAGCTACTGCAGGAAGAAGGACTGAAGCTAGTCCTGTACTGTGCAGCAGCTAAGCTAGACTTGCAGGTAGTTTATGACTTCATAGAAGATCACATAAGGTATGCGACAGATGAACTAACAGAGTATGAGTTTGGAGCAAACGATGACGAAGCTACCTGAAGGGCGTAAGCCATTACCTAATGAGTGGTTCATTGATAGAGCTAAGATAATGCAACCTGATGAACAAAAGAAAGAAAAGAAATGTATAAGCTGTGGAGGCCCAGCGCATAAAGACGCCTGGTGTAGCTTCTGCTTAGAGGAGGAATAGTTTGCTAGACTTACATTTTATTTATGGTTTGTTAGTTATGTATGGCCTGGGTGCTATACTACTGCTGTACATTACAGATGCAGCTGATGCTGATAGACCTAACGCACACATATGGTTGGCATTAACTTGGCCTTTCATTACAGTGATAACTGTATTAGAAGACTTAGTACTACGAAGTAGAGGAGACTACGACGATGAGTGAGACAGCGTTACTACGTACTCTGTTAGACAAAGAGTTCTACGACAACCACAAAGGCATACGTTGTCCTGATGAGTTGTTCACTAAAGATATGCGTAAGATCAAGCAAGCCTTGGATCAAGCTATGGATGTATATGACAAGTCAGTTAGCCCTGCTGAACTGGAGTCGCTGTTCTTCACAGCTAATCGTACTATGACTACAGCTAACAAGGAGACATACAAGCAGCTGTTCCAGAAGATTGATAACGAGCAGCCTATGCACGAGGAGATTGCTACTGAGGTTATGTCTCGTCTGTTTCAACAGCACGTAGGTGAGAAGGTAGCTAACCTTGGGTTCAAGTATGTGAATGGCGAAGAGAATAACTTGGAGTCGCTGCGTACCTTGCTTGATGATTACAAGGACAACTTCACACCCAACCTCAACATTAAGTTTGAGGACATTGAGCTAGACACTGTACTTCAAGGGATACAGATTGAGAGCCAGTGGAAGATGAACATCCCTAGCTTACGTCAGCGTGTCGAGGGTATCAGTGGTGGTCACCTAGTGATGGTGGGCGCACGTCCTAACACAGGCAAGACTACGTTCCACGCTTCACTGATTGCTGCACCGAATGGCTTTGCACATCAGGGAGCTAAGTGCCTCGTGCTTACCAACGAAGAGAAGTATGTACGTGTAGCTGCACGTTACGTACAGGCATCATCAGGTATGACTATCAAGCAGATCGTAGAGAACAAAGCTCTGGCACTGACACGGTACAACGAAGTCAAGAAGAACGTACAGATGAAGGACAGCACAGGTAAAGATATGAACTGGGTTGAGGCTGTAGTGAAGAGCTATCGTCCTGACATTGTAGTACTTGATATGGGTGACAAGTTTGCTAATCGTACTGGTGACAAGTCAGACATCTACTTGAAGGATGCAGCGATCCACGCACGTAACATCGCTAAGCTGTACGACTGTGCAGTGATCTGGATGTCGCAGCTGAGTGCTGTAGCTGAAGGTGTAGTACAACCTGATATGTCTATGATGGAGGGCAGTAAGACAGGTAAGGCTGCTGAAGCTGATCTGATGATACTGATCTCTAAGAACAGACAAGTCGAGGGTGTTGACTCAGATGAGGACTTGACACGGTACTTAACTATTGCTAAGAACAAGCTCGACGGTGGG